TTCTTACGATTGTATCGGATGAAAATAATGTTTTTAATCTTGCATATAACGATTGCTTTTTAATATCAAGAATATCATCTTGCATCTGTGGATTGGTATTTAATGCCATGTTTATAAATATATTGGTTTTATTGATTAGTAACTATTTTCTCTCATATTTAGCCTAAGAGCCATTTGAGTGACTCAGTGCTATTTTTATCTAAAGGTCTATTAGGTGATCGACCCGTTGACATTTCCCATGATTGTTGTGCCACATTTCTTGCTTGTGCTTTAAACACGGGAGTTGTATCTAATTGAGTTTTATTCATATGAGATAATGATGCCTTTGTTAAATCTATTCCTTGTTGCCGCAATTTTAATGCCGTATCACGAATCCATAAACATATGCCTAATGCCATAGATAAATCGTCATGATATCCTTGCATGGCCTGTGCCTTCCCATTTTTCCAAATAAAAGTTTCTAATTCTGACAATGTTCTAATAGAGTTTATTTGGATAGTTCGTTCTCTCATATATCTTTCTAAGGTTGATATTACCAGTGGTCGTGTTTGAGTATTTGTGCTAAATCCAGCTTGAGCTTTTTGTTCTTCTCGATTATAATTGTTATTATGTTGACTCTCTACATCAACATACTTCAAATCATTAGTCATATAAAATAAATTGGGATAACTTTTATCTATAACAGCTTGAATAACTGCATATCCTGTATTTTGCCGCTCAATTACTAATAATGCATTATTATATTCACTGGACAATGCGACTAGTAAATTCCCAAATTCTTTAGTATTTATATGTCCTCTATATTCAGCACATTGCTCTAATGTTACAGCATCTATTACATGGCATGCTTGATAATCACCCGTATCATTTCCCGCCGAGGTATCGGCACTAACAATATATGTTGAATTGCATTCAGGATATTTCCAAATCCATAATGATTTATCTACATATCGACATTCGATTGGATCTTTTTTAAATGTTTTTTTATAGAATTCGATGGTTGCTAAGTCTACTACAGTATCACCCGACGTTAAGAAGTCACAGTCAAACTCACGTGCTGCTTCTTTTACTGATGGCTGTTTTAATCCCGCAACCCTTCGCCACTCTTCATCTCGGTCAGGGTGTAATTGCCATGGAAGACTGATGGGATGGAATCCGTTTTTTCCAATTTTACCATCTACACTATCTTCCGCACTTACCCACATTTTATGAAAGAAATTGCCAACGCCACGGGGAGTTTGATGCCCTATTATTCCGTTATATATTACCGAATGACACCAGAAATCATTGGCATCTTCTTGTAATGAAAAATCATAAGTTTCATTCTCCGATGGAGTTATAGATGTAATTTCACACCACACAGTATTCTCGTGGATAATAGTATTCCAATAGTTCTGATACTCGTTTGGCATTTTAGTTCCAAATAATGAGTATAATGCTATTACATTTTGTCGGGCTATATCATCGGTTTTATATATTCGTTTTGAATTACAGTATTGATTTACAACTACTCCACATTTTTGTTTTATTTCTACAAAATTTAAATTTGAACTATCAACTAAGTCATTGACAAGTTTAAGAGAGTTCGGGATAATATCTTTACTACATGCTCGTGTTATATTTTTTACCAAATGTTTAGATATTGCGTCTTGTTTTCGAACTAAATTAAATCCGACCAAATTAAAATACGTTAGTGCGTATTTTCCTACTATTTGAAATTGATATGTATCATGATTGTGTTTTATGGAATGCTTTCTATTGTTACATTGTTCTTTAGTTTGTAAATAAATACCACCCATAATTCCGAAGTTGGATAATATCATCCTAACTTGATTTATTAATAATCTTGAGGTTGATGTTAACTGAACACATCTATTTGTAGCAGAACCATCCCCATCAAATATTCCACGCAACATCCACTTTGTATTTTCTTCATTCAATTGTAATAATTTTTTCGGAATACATTTTTGATATGCTTTGTTAGATAGGTTAAACCCTAAATATTCCATGAATTCTATTAAATTTTTGTTAGATATAGTATAATGCATACCATCCCAGCAGTTGTAAATTAGATTTAACTTATCGAAAATCCAAGATATATCGTCCCCGCATGTAATTGTAAGAGACGCCCCGGTCATTTCTCCTTGTTTATTTCTGACTTTATAAACACTACCTTCAGATATGTATAATCCCACCAAGTAACATAAGTCTGGAGTAATTGAATCGGGCTTAAATGGTGAATGTATTTTATTAGAAACACTAGGTTTAAAATCAGAAATATCGGTATAGTTTCCCCATATTCTTTTCCCAATTTGATGAGATATATAATCCCCGACACTTAAATCTTCAGATTTATACCACCCATATTGTTTGATATCATGTTTAAATGCCCATAATTTATGATTATTAGTGCATTCCAACTCTGAAAATTTCGTTTTTACTATATTGGTTTTTTGTATCCCGTTATTGTGAATAAGATTCCCACATCTTAATTTCTCGACCCCCAACACATTATAGGTAGGAACTTCATATCCACCAATCTTAGACGTGTCAATGAATTCTCCAATTTCCTTTATACCAGTGGATGTAATAACCATCGTATCTTTAGTAACGCACGACAATAATATACATTTACCTCCGGTGCTAAGGGCCGGGGACGCCGAAGAGAACAGTTCTTCTCCATCTTCTAATAGCGCACAATTACTGGATAACACTCCATTAGCAAAAAATTCATTATTTTTTTCAACCGAGTTTAAGTCGTATAGATCGATAGGTCTATTCATCTTCCGAGTTGATTTTACTGTTAATATATGGTCTTTTCCAATAAATTGCATTCCTTTTTTTATTTCCCTCACGTATATAAATTCATTGGATGCCAGTTTAAGTTTATGATTTTCAGAGCATTTGATATATGTCCCATCCGTAAACTTAACATTTATATAAATTTCTTTTTGTAATTTGGAAACCGCTTTGAAACTACTCCATCCATTAGGAGTTAACACTTCCCAGTTATTTATTTTCTTGATATCTTTCATTTATTTTATAAATTGTTAGTATTAACTATATTCTTCTAATTCGTATAAATCTTTAATTTTTACTTTTTGTATTTCTCCCGTTATCTTATTTCGGAGATCGATAATAGAATTCCCAGAGATACACTCATCAATAATTAATATTGCCAAACTCTTACCAACACCTGACTTTTTTGTTGTGCTAGATGCTTTAATCGAACTTCCATTTACAAATTTTATAGATTTTTTATTATTCTCTACGGTCGCTACTTTCATCCACGATGGCAACGCTTCATTGGCAAACGATACCTTTTCCAAGACTTCAATGGCGGCGTCTTGTTTTAGTGATATGATTAATATATTTTGATCGCTTTTAAAGATTAAAGTCCAGAGTGAAAAAATCGCAACTAAAGTTGAGAGACCCATCTGTCTTGATTTTAATATTATATTATTATCATACTCAGAAAATGCTTTTAATGTATCTTCTTGAAATGGATATAGATTAAAACTCACCGTTTTTCCAGAACTTTGAATTTTAGCATATTTTTTCATGAAATAAATCGGCGAATTTTTACAACGAGTAAATTCCTCGACGATTATCTCCTTCATGGTCATCTGTTTTTTAGGTTCCGGTATCATATTACTTCCAATTTAAATTCTTTACATTTTTCGACGTATAACTTCTTATTTATCTGTTTAATCTTGGATGCATGAGTGATCAGTTTTTTAATTTTTTTCAAGTCGGACTTAGCATCATCAAAAATTTTATCTCGATTCGTATTAATCCAGACGGCATCATTTCCAATACCATTTTCACAAGGTAGAGTAACATCACCAGCATCTTTTGGGTGCTCGATAAAGAATTTAATAAGTGATTTTACCGATTCTTTTTTATCTTTTAAATCGCCCAAGGCATATGAAGATAGTTTATATTTTTCATAAGCATCATAGGCACCAACAATTCTCAATTTAGTTTCATATTCAATTAAGCAATTTTCACAGAATCCGGTTCGGCGATAAAAGTATTCATCTTTTTTACTGCCCCATTTTATTACCATATTACATGTTTTATTTTTACATACGTCTTTACCAATTGCTTCTCGGATAATATCACCCTGAGACTTGGTAAGTTTAATGATTTTACCCTTTTCCTTTTTATATTTGACTCCTTGTAATTCAAATTCTTCTCCTTCTTGCCGGAACTTTTCTTTTTCGGTGATAGTATTATAGACTCGTATATCAGTCGCTTCACCTGCTCTCCAACGTCTAATTGTCTCAAGGTTGGAATGATTTTTATTTAATTTTATAGCCATAATTATTTATTTTTTATTTTCTTTATCCCACATCTGTAAATTATCAATTTTCCATTTTAAATAGAATTTTTTTAGATCGGTATAACATGATGCCGGAACCATAATGGAGAAGTATTTCCATCCTTTTTGCGTTTTATCTTTTCTATATTGTGCCTGATATGTTTTTTGGTTCACATATATAAGTATATGTCAAAATCCCAAAACACGGAAATACACTGAAATTCGTGTATGAAAATAAAAAATCCTCCAAATTAAGGAGGATTGTTGATAGTAAATGAAAATACTTAATATTATTCGTATAAATGAGGAAACCTAAATCGGCTATTATAATCTATAATTTCGTTATAATCGACCGATAGAAGTTTATTATTATTATCCACCTCTATGTAAAATGACAGCCATACGTTACGAGTTATAAACTGTTCATCCCAAAGATAATGGGTAACTTTTAAATATAGTTTTAACAAGTTGTCATGCCAAAAAAGAATGTCATTTTCAAAATTATGATAATCTAGATATTCCTGTATATCACCAAGCATTTCATTACTGGCTTCTAATTTACATATTGGAATTCCATGTATATCTACATCAATGTCAATTTTAAAGTTTCGTATATTCATCACTGATTATTTTTAAATCACCAACTTATCTTATATCTCATCGCTTTAGTATATGTAGTCAAATCTCGTTCTAAGATATATCCGTATTTATTCAATTCAAGTTTAAGAAGT